CAGACGGTAGTTATGCTTGTACCAGAGGATATGTCAGTCGGATGGTTCAGCAAGGCTCTGGAGAGTGTTGACGAAGTTCGTATTATCACTGATGGACGGATTAATTTTATCGAACCATCGACAGGGCTGGAGAAGAAGGGAAACAGCAAAGGTTCCATGCTGCTGATTTGGCGACCGTTCATCAGTCCTCGACGGATGTTTACTACCGTATCCAAAGCGGCATTGATGGCGATCGGGCAGGGCGTCAGAAGGGCGGCATGAGGCGACAGCAAAGAAGCATCACCGACATCATCTGCGAAAACTGCAAATACCTTCCAACGAAACGCTCCAGAAATTTAGTTTTGAGCAGAATACCATGATGTCAGTGCAAGGGGGAGAAAGTCTCCTCATTATCTGATTCGCAATTTACGTGCATATTTAAATATTGCACGTTACAACGTGCATGTGTATGATTGACTTATCAATCACAACACGAGATATGCTCATGAAAAATGATGATGTTAGTGGGAAGGCCAAAGGCGGTAAGGCACGCGCGGCAAAAATGACAGCAGAGCAAAGAAAAGAATCCTCAAGAAAGGCTGTTGCCGCAAAAAAAGAAAAAGCTTTATTGCCCGTATCTGCGAATGAGGGAAAGTTAAAGATCGGTGATGCGGAATTAGATGTCGCGGTTCTCGAAAATGGACGGCGTATCATATCACAAGCTTCTGTTTTTAAAGCATTTGGCCGACCACAAAGAGGGGGTAGAGCACCTCAAGAAGAGGGGGTGATCAATATGCCCGCTTTTATGGATGCTGCAAACCTTAAAAAATATATAAATCAAGATGTTATGGGTGTGATCAATAAGGTCAAATACAAGACGATTACTGGCTCCGTCCAGGAAGGTTATGACGCATCCATAATACCTCTTGTCTGCGATGTTTATTTAAAGGCAAGAGAGGCAGGCGCTATCACCAGGCCAAACCAGTTAGAGACAGCCAAGAAAGCTGAAATTCTGGTGCGCTCATTAGCTAAAGTCGGAATAATAGCGCTTGTTGATGAAGCGACGGGGTACCAGCGAGATAGAGAAAAAGATGCGCTCGCCAAAATACTCGAGGCCTTTGTCGCAAAGGAAATTCAACCTTATATTACAACATTTCCTGCTGATTATTATGAAGAGCTTTTCAGGTTAAGGGGCTTAGAATACCCGCCGGAAAATCCCCGCTTCCGGCCTCAGTATTTTGGCGTTTTGACAAATGATATCGTCTACAAGAGATTGGCACCAAACATCCTTGAGGAGCTTAAAAAGCAGAACGTAAAGGCCTCAAAAGGTACAAAGTTGTTTCAGGGGCTGACGCCAAATATTGGATATCAAAAATTAAGAGAGCATCTGTCATCAACCGTTACGATTATGAAGCTATCTAACGACTATTCAGATTTTATTGCAAAAATGAATCGCCTGCATCCAAGGTTTGAGGATGTGAAAACAGACGAACTGGATGATTCAGACAAGTAACAGTAACCCACCTTCAGGTGGTTTTTTTGTACAAATCCTTCAGAGTAAGTTTACCTCCTTCACTGCATTACTACTGACCATTGACAACTTAACAAACCCAGCTTCGGCTGGGTTTTTTATTGCTGAATTTTCAATGTGAGAGGACATGACAATGAATGAGCTGATAAATAGCAATGCCATCAAAATGACAAGCATTGAAATCGCTGAGTTGGTGGGAAGCCAACACGGTAATGTCAGAATATCAATAGAACGTCTGGCAAAGCGTGGGGTGATTCAACTTCCTTCAATGCAAAAAGTTGAAAATAAACAAACAATTAGCCCTAACAAATTCACAAGCGTGTATATATTCGAAGGCGAACAAGGTAAGCGAGGCAGCATTATTGTCGTCGCTCAGTTGTCGCCGGAATTCACCGCTCGCCTTGTTGACCGCTGGCGAGAACTCGAAGGGGCAACCGCGAAAATACCACAAACCTTTTCTGAGGCATTGCGCCTTGCGGCCGACCTTGAAGACCAGAAGGCTGAACTGGAGAAACAGCTTGCTCTCGCAGCACCTAAAGTTGAGTTTGCCGATCGAGTTGGCGAGGCCAGCGGAATTTTGATTGGAAACTTTGCAAAGGTTGTTGGTATTGGTCCAAACAAACTGTTTGCGTGGATGCGCGATCACAAAATCCTTATTGCTTCAGGTGCCCGGCGCAATGTGCCAATGCAGGAATATATGGATCGCGGCTATTTCACAGTGAAAGAAACAGCGGTCAATACAAATCACGGAATACAGATATCGTTCACCACAAAAATCACCGGGCGTGGTCAACAGTGGCTGACAAGAAAGCTGCTAGATAACGGAATGCTTAAAGTAACAGGGGAGGCTGCTTAATGGCTAAACCAGCGCGAAGGAAATGCAAAATCTGTAAGGAATGGTTTCACCCGGCATTCTCAAATCAGTGGTGGTGCTGCCCGGAACACGGAACTCAATTAGCACTCGAACGACGAAGTAAAGAACGCGAAAAAGCGGAAAAAGCAGCAGAGAAGAAACGACGACGAGAGGAGCAGAAACAGAAAGATAAACTGAAGATTCGAAAACTCGCCTTAAAGCCCCGCAGTTACTGGATTAAACAAGCCCAACAAGCCGTAAACGCCTTCATCAGAGAAAGAGACCGCGACTTACCATGTATCTCGTGCGGAACGCTCACGTCTGCTCAGTGGGATGCCGGACATTACCGGACAACTGCTGCGACACCTCAACTCCGATTTGATGAACGCAATATTCACAAGCAATGCGTGGTGTGCAACCAGCACAAAAGCGGAAATCTCGTTCCGTATCGCGTCGAACTGATTAACCGCATCGGGCAGGAAGCAGTAGACGAAATCGAATCGAACCATAACCGCCATCGCTGGACTGTCGAAGAATGCAGGGCGATCAAGGCGAAGTATCAGCAGAAACTTAAAGACCTGCGAAACAGCAGAAGTGAGGCCGCATGACGTTCACAGTAAAAACCATTCCTGACATGCTCGTTGAGGCATATGAAAATCAGACCGAGGTAGCCAGAATACTGAACTGTAGTCGCAACACGGTCAGAAAATACACTGGCGATAAAGAAGGGAAAAGACACGCTATCGTCAACGGTGTTCTTATGGTTCACCGCGGATGGGGTAAAGATACTGATGCGTGATATCCGGCAGGTTCTTGAGCGCTGGGGGGCATGGGCGGCAAATAACTATGAGGATGTTACATGGTCGCCCATTGCTGCCGGATTTAAGGGACTGATCCCCGAAAAAGTAAAATCACGTCCACAGTGCTGTGACGATGATGCGATGGTGATATGCGGGTGCATAGCCCGCCTTTACCGGAACAATCGCGATCTGCATGACTTGCTGGTTGATTATTACGTGTTGGGGGAGACGTTCATGGCGTTGGCACGGAAACATGGGTGCTCTGACACCTGTATAGGTAAACGCCTTCACAAAGCGGAGGGGATTGTTGAAGGCATGCTGATGATGCTGGGAGTGAGGCTTGAGATGGATCGGTATGTTGAGCGTGAATTGCCGGGAGGGAGAACCTCTGTATTTTATCAGCGAAAAAATAGTTTACGATCGTAAAAATCTGCATATCATGATAAGAGTGGTTACATTGCCACGCAGTCGAACCCGCCGATGCGCGGGTTTTTTTGTACCCCGAATCCTGTGAGCTATACGGAAAGTACACAGAAAGGAAGGTGCGACCGTAATTAATAACAAAATCTTAAAAATCGCATATAGCACTATTAGTTTTCTAAATATTGTATATTTTAAGTATTGCAGGATAACCCTGTAACGAAGTTTGCGTAACAGCATTTTGCTCTACGAGTTTGCCAGCCTCCCCCAGTGGCTGGCTTTTTTATGTCCGTAGCGTCAAAGCAGCAATGGCGCTAGGGCGTCGTGCAATTGGCGTTGAGCTGGAGAGCGGGCGTTTTGAGCAGACGGTCAGGGAAGTTCAGAATGTAGTCAGTCAGAACGGATGATATTGCAGAATTAGTTACGTACCGTTATTATCCTGCGCCCGGCCCTTTAGCTCAGTGGTGAGAGCGAGCGACTCATAATCGCCAGGTCGCTGGTTCAAATCCAGCAAGGGCCACCATCACATACCGCCATTAGCTCATCGGGATAGAGCGTCAGCCTTCGAAGCTGGTTGCGCGGGGTTCGAGTCCTCGATGGCGGTCCATTATCTGCACACTGCGTTGTTAGCTCAGCCGGACAGAGCAATTGCCTTCTAAGCAATCGGTCACTGGTTCGAATCCAGTACAACGCGCCATATTTATTTACCAGGCTCGCTTTTGCGGGCTTTTTATTACAGGAAAGACACTGGACAGTGAAATGTTAAATGCCTCACAATTCAGGCAGTTGATGATTGTCTGGTTGACGGAGAGTTGTTAAAAAAGTTTTGCATGGTGAATCCCCCTGAGCGGAGGGGCGACTGGTGACGGTATAATCTCTGATTATCAAAACGAGAATGACGAGGGTTTAGTGGCACCGGGCTGAACTCACCGGGAGGCACCCGGCACCATGCAATGGCACATAGCGCCACTCTCCAGCCCCTCTCCGGAGGGGCTTTCTTATGGACAAAAAAGCCCGCGCTGGGAGACGCGGGCGGCAAGGAATAAACAATGAAACGTGAAGTAATATTTCAGCTGGCGAATAATACCCTATAGTAATCACTCTGCGCAACTGCGCGACCTTTTTCGAATTGCGGGCTGTAGTCTCCCTTCTGCCATTGTCCTGTAACTTCCGGACTTCAGCCCGCTCCTTATTTTACTCACAATATTATCCCGGCCGGGAGGATTCATGGCATTTAAACACTATGATGTTGTCAGGGCGGCGTCGCCGTCAGACCTTGCGAAACGAATAACTCAAAAACTGAAGGAAGGGTGGCAGCCTTATGGTAGTGCGCTGATTTCGACAGCTGGTTATGGTGCGGAGTTCATCCAGCCAGTTGTGAGTGAGGGGAGCATCTCATCACCAGAGGAGCCAGGCAACCGTCCGACGACCTCAGCGCCTTCTGTTGCGCCAGAATATTACTATGTGATCGCGCTTGCTGGTCAGTCCAATGGTATGTCATACGGTGAGGGACTGCCATTGCCGGATACATTCGACAGCCCTGATCCACGTATTAAACAGTTAGCGCGTCGCAGTACGGTGACACCGGGCGGTGCAGTATGCAAATATAACGACATCATTCCGGCGGACCATTGTCTGCATGATGTGCAGGACATGAGCCGTCTTAACCATCCGAAAGCGGACCTGTCAAAGGGGCAGTACGGAACCGTGGGGCAGGGGCTGCATATCGCCAAAAAACTGCTGCCGTTTATACCGGCGAATGCGGGCATTCTGCTGGTTCCGTGCTGTCGTGGTGGTTCAGCGTTCACCACCGGAGCCGATGGCACATACAGTGACGCGAGTGGTGCCTCGGAGAATTCAACCCGCTGGGGTGTGGACAAGCCGCTGTATAAGGACCTTATCGGTCGAACAAAAGCAGCACTGAAGAAGAATCCGAAAAATGTGCTGCTTGCCGTGGTGTGGATGCAG